ATTCTCATAACGGCCGTTCAGGATATTGCTCACAGTACCCACACTGACTCCCTTCAGACTACCCGCGGCCTTCGTCTGGCTCGGATACTTCGCCACGTAAGCCCGGAGGCTCTCACTGATGGCGTTCTTCTCTTTCATTGTAATTTCCATAATCAATATTTTTTATCTTGTTATAAATCTGTTCCTTATAATTTCCCGACCACCTTGCGGATGCTCACTTCCTTCTTCTCAAAGCTGTCCCATGTCACGTTGCTGATGACTTTCATGTCACGGCCTATGGAAGGACGGGGCGGCTGGCTGTATTTTCTCGTGCGGCGGTCAATCTGGCGTTGCGCCTCCTTTCCGAGACCTTTCAGGTCAGGAGTACGCAAACCGTTCTGTTCCGGTGCGACACCATGCTCATACTCGATATCTTTGGCGACGACCTGACGGTTTATACGCTCATTGACGACGGCCTCCTGCTGGGTGCGGATGAAACGTTTTTCGGCTTCCGTCTGCTCCTGCTGGGCACGGTGGATCATCAGCGGGAACGAGGCCACACACTCGAAACGCATCGCACCGCCCTTGTCCTTGTAAAGCAACCGTACGCTGCTCATGTCATAGGGATCGTACTGGACATAGAACTTCTTGTAGGTATTACGCCGGCGCCATTCCAGGTCAGGCTCACCGGGAGCGGAGAAAACCTCGTAAGGGTATTTCTTTCCCTGTACCGTGATCTCGATACCGCTGGCGGTGAACAGCGACGGTTTATCGGTTGTGTACCAGAACATCTCCACCATATCAGGAACGCTGACCGGATCGGTGCCCTCGTTCACGCTGGTATTGTACATCTCAATACGGGGGATGCCAGTGGCCGGGTGCTTCATTGAGTTCCACTGCTCACGGGCGGCGGCATACTGTTCCTTCAGTTCCTCCAATGTGGGAAGGGAGTCGATGTTCGCGTTGATGAATTCCAGATTCGGACGGCTTGTTTCTCTCTTTGCCGTAATATTCTGCCCGGTGAAACCGAAACGTTTCTTCAATACCTGGCTCTGGAAGCGGTAGAAAATGTTCTCAATCGTCTTAGATTCGCCATTATACGGAGCTGTCGGGCGGTGGATACGGCTGATCTTCGAGAAAAGACCCAGCGCCGCGTTCTTCTTATGACCGCCCTGGTTGTCGCACACGATCTCGTAGGGTTTGTGCCGGCTCGTTTGGATAGCCATGCGGAAAGCATGGTACTGGGCGATATAGTCCTCATTATCGCTGATGTAATAGCCAAGAAGCACTTCGCTGTAAGCGTCCACCACCTCGTACACGCTTGTAGTGCACTTGTTCCCGTTCTCATCACGATAGTAGAGGTTCAGCTTCGTGCCGTCGCCATACCAGAGGCTGTCACGGCGGCCCGGAAGGATGGTGCGGTGTTTGCGGTCATAACGCTGGTGCGCCTTCATTTCCCCATAAACGGCATCGTACCACAGAGGTTCGACACGCGGGCTGCTGAACCATTCGCGGAGGCTGCGGGGACTCTTCAGGGGCTTCCAGCCACGTTCCGGAGCGACACGGTTGTACTCCTCGAAGATCTCCATATCAGTATAAACCGGAACACGGCTGCGTTTCAATGCAACAAGGTAACGCCCGCCGTCCTCCTCGATCTTCAGCGTGTTGCTGTTGCCGTACTTGCCGCTCACAAGCACACCGTAGTTGTCGGGACGGAACTTGCTTATCAGGGCTTTCAACCGGCCCACACTGCCCGGGAGGCTGTGCCCGTACACCGGACGCCACTCCTCACTCGTGACAAGCAGAAGCTCCCAAAGGTTACGGCGGAAACCGGTCAGCTTGTTATTGGATGAACTCAAGCGTTTGAACTCTTCCATCAGCGCGTTCAGCACCGAAGCGTTCCAGGTGTATTCCTTCTTCACATCCTCGGGAAGGGCGACCAGCTCACCGTTCTTGTCGTAACGGTACTCCTCAAAAAAGCGCTCGGCCTTCTCGTCTTTCTTCACTATGTTACGGATCATTTCTTCTCGCATCTGTTTCTCGGGCTCGCCATGGCGCTCAACCCAACGTTTCTTGTATTTCTCGGGAAGGGAAGAATAGGAATACAGGGCTACATTGCCCTCGCCACCGCCACGGTTGATACTTTCGATGTTACCGCGACGGACATTTTGGTATAAAGTTATATACTTCATCACCGGATTATCTCCTGAAGTAAGCTCTTCACAGGTTACACACAGTATATTATTATAGTATTCCATTTTCCGTTCTGTTATCAGTCCTCCAAATCATTCAAAGGGACATGCCTCTTCAACAGCCGTACTGAAGCCCCAAAGTTCAGTACAACAAAAAGCGCCCAAAGCAAATTGTCTTCACTCACAGAAAATATCAGACAGAAATTCAGACAGAAGTAAAGTACACAAAGGCGCTGCTTCCAGTTCAAGTGTATAAACCAGCGCAGCTGGTCACCGAACAATGCCATCAACTCACTTTTCATCGCTTTCCTTCTTTTCAGGGTTACCACCTACCTTGGTTCCACCGCGCTCGATGGCGAGCTTGCGGATGGAACGGGCCAACTTGCTGTTCTTGCGGAATGCAAGGGAGTGGGAGACCATTTCCCGGGAACAACCCAGCAAACCGGCTATTTTACCCACCTCACTGTATTCTACCACTATTCGTTCTTTCATAATTCGCTGATAAGTTAAATTATTGTAGCGGGCAGTCGCGGACTCGAACCACGGACCATGGCCTCTCCCTTGCGGGAGTTTGGCGTGTTCTACCAACTGAACTAACTGCCCCGGAAATCTATCGGAGTTCTTGTATGGCATCCTCCGGAACACATATCACAGTCCAAACCTGGCCATCTTTCATATAATCGACATTATATTCACGACCGAAAGTACAAATGTTATAGTCCCAGTCGCGGATTACACCATCAATGACTTCACCGTTCCTCTTGGTGATTCTCACACTTTGTCCCTTTTTAAATTTTGCTTCCATTATATCTTCGTTTTAAGTATATCAATATCAATTACATCCAACACGTTAGATGTTCTTAGGCTATTCACGATAAGGGTGGCTAATACTATACTGTTTTCTGCCATCCACCTCTTTGCTTGCCTGACAGCCACTTCCTTGCTGTACCCATCCGGAATAAAAGCCCCCAGATCATTATAACTCCGATCTGTCAATTCAAAATAATACCGTTTCATAACCTTCTATTTTTCTTCTTTTTATATTTCTCATTGTCACCTCAAGCCTTTTTTGTAGCTTTGGGGCGGTGTTCACACTTTGAACACGCTGCAAATATAAGGATAAAATTTTAACCTAAAAACAAATATGGGAGATATTTTGACCATAAAAGATAAAATTCTTGCCTTTTTAAAAGAGAAGGATATAAAAAAAGTAGATTTCTTTGAGGCTACTGGAATACAATCCAGCAACTTCAAGGGAAAAAATATGGCATCACAGCCTGGCGGAGATATGATAGTTAAAGTTTTAACCCTATATCCGGATTTATCTGCTGAATGGCTAATGAGAGGGGAGGGGAATATGCTTAAATCCAATAATACAGATGTCTCCCAAAATTCATATACTATACACCAAGAAATAAGCCAAGACAATAAGCAAGAAATCGAAAAATACAATGCCCCCCCTGAAATTGTGGATAAACTTCTCTCTACAATAAAAGAACAGGCAGAGGAAATAGGGATGCTCAAACAGACAATTACACAACTTAAACAGGACAAGTCGGGGCGTGTTTCAGATGCGGGGAGTTCAACACTTGCAGGTGCCGGATAAAACGAGTTTTATGGGGTGAAGGGGGTAAAAAGTAACAAAACACTGATTTTTAGAGATATGAATTAAAATATAGGGGAGTAAATAAATATTATCAATGTATTATTTGCCCCCTCAAATAGTTTAAAAACAAGCAAAAACAAGTCCTATCTATATTGTATAGATAGACAAATCGCTAAAAAAATAATCCGAAAATGTAAACCCAAGTGTAAACCCTATTAAAACGTTTCGTTTTTGTAATGGAGAAAATGTAAACCCAAGTTGTAAACCCAAGTGTAAACCCTTTCAATTTTTCCGACTGTTCAAACCGTTCAAAGTAAGTAGCAGCCTCCCATTGATGTACTATTACCGACACGAATACAAAAAAAAGCCGCAAAAAGCGGCTTTATAGACGTTCTAAGGCTGTTTCAGCCCTTTCTGGTGCATGTTATCAAGCGAGACTGAATAATCATTGCACGTTTCGTGTATTTGGCAATGTCATCAACCAGTCCAGCATGTAAAAGACTATTCTTGGTGATCCCGACCTGTTTCTCCGTTAGAGTTTCAAAAATGGCCGATATACTACCAAAATAGATGTTCTTTTTCTCAAAAATCAAATGTACATGGATAACTTTACTCATAATATACGGTATTTATTTCATTGCAAATATACCAAATATCATCTATATGGAATAATTTAGATAAAATAAAAAGGAAAAGCGCACCATGCACTCCCCCACTCCACTTGTATAAACCGATCCGTTTGACTATCTTTGTATATGAGGAAAAAGTAAACCATGGAGAGCAATCGACGACAACACTCCGAAATCTCCCCTATCCCACCTTCAATGTAAAGCATTTCATTTGAACGGCGTTCAAACGAGGCTCAAATGTAAGCCCAATGTAAAGCGATGTAAACGCTTCGTTTTTGCAGCCCATTCTCCCCTACTCCACCCTAACACTTTGAAAACCAAAGCAATCATTCATTTTCAGACCGACCACATATTGACACGCTTCGTTTTTCCCCCCTTAAATACTCCTTCGACAAAGCCCAAATCAATGCGATGTTCCTGCAAAGCGGCCTCTATCTCTCTGGAATTACCATTCAACAATGACAGGCTGACTTGTGGAAACTTACCGATAAAGCTGGCAAGCAAAGGAGGTAACACATATTGGGCAATGGTAGTGCTGGCCCCCAGCTTCAAACCGCCTGTATATTCATTATGCAACAAGTGCATTTCGTACTCTAACCGTTTATAGTCTTCCAAAATCCGCTCGCAATGTTCCAAGAGCAAATTGCCCGACTCCGTCAACGAAATTCTGCTACCCTGCCGGTCGAACAAACGTGTCTGATAAGCAGCTTCCAACTCTTGTATATGTTTGGTAATAGCAGGCTGACTGACAAACAATTCTTGCGAAGCCTTCGTAAAACTCAGATTCTTCGCAACAGACCGGAATACCTTTAAACGAAAATCGCTCACAGCACAATGAATTAAATTGATTAACTATTCTGCAAATCTTCACTCCTGATACCCAACACTGACATCAGCGGATACCCCAGCATCTCCCAACGGCATACAGCCGGGGCAGCAGGCTCCTCCATACGGAAATAAACAATGTCTTTTGCCTCTTCTTTATGTCCGGCATTTTCCAATGCGCATTCCCTCAAAACGTTCTCAACCTCTTTACCATACTCCTCATTAAAAGGAACAACAATCAGCTTCTTCACTTCGGCGGCATTCAATACTATCTGCAACAAATCAAGATACAAGTCTCCACGAGACACAAAACCCTCTGAAGGCACAGCCATAAAACTGAATTCACCCAAAGAAGCCTTAAACGCTACTCCATCCAATTCGTTCTTCAAATCGGATGGCAGGCAGTGCTCCAGCTTTCCGGACTGCTTATCATATACGAGAAGTACCTGCACATCATTGTCACTCCCTTTCAATCCGGCATCCATAGCCAGATACATGGTAAAAAGCGCCAGATCCACTGTTTGTAAAGAACGTCCCAGCAACGGTTCAAAATACTTCCTCAAATCGTTTATAACAAAATTCAGGTAGGCAACATCAATCACCATTACCGTTTCGGAAAGTTTTATTTGGGTATTTTCCATATTACTCATTTATTTATTGAGGGAGTAAAGATACAAAAAGTTTTGTAGATAAAAGGTATTTGTCGCAAATCAGCCAATTTGACATTCATTTTCTTCTATTAACTGAAATTTTGTCTCATTTTGGCTGCTGGCAAATCTTTTGCGCTTTTTAAAGTGTTATGAAGCTGATAAAAATAGAAAGGAGAACTAAATATGAACTTTAACCAATTTACTATCAAAGCTCAAGAAGCCGTACAAGAAGCCGTGAACTTGACGCAAGCACGGGGGCAGCAAGCCATCGAACCTGTACACTTGCTTCAAAGCGTGATGAAAGTGGGCGAAAACGTTACCAATTTCATCTTCCAGAAGTTAGGCATGAACGGGCAGCAAATCGCACTCGTACTTGATAAGCAGATTGACTCCCTGCCCAAAGTATCGGGTGGAGAACCCTACCTGAGTCGTGAGACTAATGAAATTTTTCAGAAGGCAACCCAATATTCCAAAGAAATGGGCGATGAGTTCGTTTCACTGGAACCGATGTTGCTTGCTTTGCTCACTGTAAAAAGTACCGCTTCCACCATCCTGAAAGATGCCGGAATGACGGAGAAAGACTTGCGCAATGCAATCAATGAATTACGGAAAGGCGAAAAGGTTACTTCGCAATCCAGCGAGGACACTTATCAGTCATTGGAAAAGTATGCCATCAATCTGAACGAGGCAGCCCGAAGCGGCAAACTGGACCCCGTTATCGGACGTGATGAAGAAATCCGCCGGGTTCTGCAAATCCTAAGCCGCCGTACCAAGAACAATCCTATATTGATAGGTGAGCCGGGTACAGGTAAAACAGCCATTGTAGAAGGACTTGCCCACCGTATATTGCGGGGTGATGTACCTGAGAATCTGAAAAACAAACAAGTTTATTCACTGGATATGGGTGCATTGGTTGCAGGAGCCAAATATAAGGGCGAGTTCGAAGAACGTCTGAAAGCCGTCGTCAATGAAGTGAAGAAATCGGAAGGAGACATCATTCTGTTCATCGACGAAATCCACACATTGGTAGGCGCCGGTAAAGGCGAGGGAGCAATGGATGCCGCCAATATTCTGAAACCTGCTCTGGCACGCGGTGAGCTGAGAAGCATCGGTGCTACCACCTTGGACGAGTATCAAAAATACTTTGAGAAAGACAAGGCTTTGGAACGCCGTTTCCAAATCGTTATGGTAAACGAACCGGACACGTTAAGCACCATTTCCATCCTTCGTGGCTTGAAAGAACGTTATGAAAACCATCACCATGTACGGATTAAAGACGATGCCATCATTGCTGCCGTAGAATTGAGCAACCGTTATATCACCGACCGCTTCCTGCCGGATAAAGCCATTGACCTGATGGATGAAGCTGCCGCCAAACTCCGTATGGAAGTAGATTCTGTACCGGAAGAGTTGGATGAGATTTCCCGTAAAATCAAACAACTGGAAATTGAACGCGAAGCCATCAAGCGCGAAAATGACCGTCTCAAACTGGAGCAAATCGGCAAGGAACTTGCCGAACTAAAAGAACAGGAGAAGTCGTATAAAGCAAAATGGCAAAACGAAAAGACACTGGTCAACAAAATTCAGCAGAATAAAGTTGAAATAGAAAACCTGAAGTTTGAAGCCGATAAAGCGGAACGTGAAGGTGATTATGGAAAGGTAGCCGAAATACGTTATGGCAAACTTCAAGCACTGAATCAGGAAATTGAAGAGACCCAGCAAAAGCTGCACGAAATGCAGGGCGATAAAGCAATGATTAAGGAAGAAGTTGACGCCGAGGATATCGCAGATGTAGTATCCCGATGGACAGGCATACCGGTAAGCAAAATGCTGCAAAGCGAAAAGGAGAAACTATTGCATCTGGAAGATGAACTGCATCAGCGTGTTATCGGACAGAATGAAGCCATCGAAGCTGTAGCCGATGCTGTACGCCGCAGCCGCGCGGGACTGCAAGATCCCAAGCGTCCTATCGGCTCATTCCTCTTTCTCGGTACTACCGGTGTAGGTAAAACGGAACTTGCCAAGGCGCTTGCCGAATTCCTGTTTGATGATGAAACGATGATGACGCGTATCGATATGAGCGAATATCAGGAGAAACATAGCGTTTCCCGTCTGGTAGGAGCTCCTCCGGGATATGTGGGATATGATGAAGGCGGTCAGTTGACGGAAGCTGTACGCCGCAAACCTTACTCCGTCGTACTGTTCGATGAAATAGAGAAAGCACATCCGGATGTATTCAACATACTATTGCAAGTATTGGATGACGGACGTTTGACGGATAATAAGGGACGTACCGTAAACTTCAAGAATACCATTATCATCATGACTTCCAATATGGGTAGCGGATACATTCAAAGCCAAATGGAGAAACTGAACGGTTCCAACAAGGAAGAGATTGTAGAGGAAACCAAGAAGGAAGTTATGAATATGCTGAAAAAGACAATCCGCCCGGAATTTCTGAATCGTATCGACGAGACAATCATGTTCTTGCCGCTGACTGAAAAAGAAATCAAACAGATTGTTGTACTTCAAATCAAGAGCGTACAAAAGATGTTATCCGGAAACGGCGTGGAACTGGTATTGACCGATGCCGCCATAGATTTCCTGGCCAATGCAGGATATGATCCGGAGTTTGGTGCCCGTCCAGTAAAACGTGCTATCCAGCATTACTTGCTGAACGATTTGTCCAAGAAATTATTGTCGCAGGAAGTTGACTGTAGCAAACCAATCACGGTAGATATCAATGCAACGAAAGACGAATTGGATTTCAGAAACTGA